TGATCGAACACGATATACCCCTACCCAAACTTTTGCAACCTGTGTGTTAATGTTTCTTCCGTCACTCGGGGGCTTTGGTTTTTCCCTTCCTTGGGCCTCCGGGTGACACCTACATACGGAAGGAAACCAATGAGTAAATTCACAGAAGTACTGTCAACTAGACAGCATGTTCCAGCTCAAGACAAAATCAAAAATGCTCTTGATGAGGAATCATACAACGACTTCATGGAAGCAATGAAGAATCCTGGGATAACAGCAGCAGCTATCTGTCGTGCACTAAAAGATCTTGGTGTCGAAGTATCTGTAATGAGCATACAAAGATGGAGGCAGAAGTGAGTAGTAAGTTCCAAGAGTCTGTAGAGTTGCAGAATGAAATTGCAGAACTTAGGCGTGCTCTTAAAACGAGCCAGCTTGCAGAGTCAAGATCAAAGATCAAGTCTCAAGGGATCATTGATGCGGTATATCGTGCTGCAAAGGATGCGTCTCTCGCTACGGGCAATGCACGCAGAGCACCGGCGCTACCAAAGAAAGATGTACGCAAAGGTAAAACGGAGGTAGCACTTGTTCATGCCACTGATTGGCAATGTGGAAAGAAGACTCAGTCTTACGACATCGCAACTCTCTCACAAAGAATGGAAGAGTTTGCAAACAAGGTAGTTGAACTTACTGATATCCAGCGTGCGCATCACCCTGTAAAGGAATGCGTTCTTATGTTTGGTGGCGACATGGTGGAAGGTGTGTCAATCTTTCCCGGCCAAGCATACGAAATCGAAGCACACTTGTTTGAACAGTTGTTCGAAGTCAGCCGGATCATGGAGCAGATGGTGCGCACATTCTCTGCATACTTTGAGAAGGTTCATGTTGTGTGTGAATATGGAAACCATGGACGCTTGGGTCGCAAGGGTGACATGCCAGGTGGAGACAACATCGACCGTGTTGCATACAAGATAACTAGCGAGCGCACAGGCGATCTAAAGAATGTGACATGGCAACAGTCTGGTGACTGGCACCAGATAGTCACAGTTGGAAAGTATCGTGCGTTACTTGTACACGGCGACGAGATCAACAGCTTTGGTGGCAACACACCAGCGTTCGGTATCTTGCGTAAGTGCAACGCTTGGTCTACTGGCGTAGTGGATGAGTTCCAAGATGTATACATGGGACACTTCCACACACCAATGACATTGACCATGGCTAACGCCGGTCGTATCTTTGTGTCCGGATCACCGGAGTCACACAACGAATATGCCCGTGCGTTCATCGCAGCGGTGGGTCAGCCGTCTCAACGCCTTCACTTCGTTGACCCCGTAAAGGGCAGAGTGACAGCAGAATACACATGTTGGCTTTAATCACGCGTGTGTGCGCGTGCGTATATGATGGGGTGATCCCGCGATCCCCCGTTTGTGGGGAGAAAATAGACGATGCCGATGAATGAACCGCTCACCTATATATACGTGACATGGAGGGACGCGCACTCCGGCACCGTCACATGGACGCAGCCATCGGAGATTGATCCGGAGCCGTGCATTGTGAGAACGTCTGGCTTTCTTCTGGCTGAATCAGAAGGTGGGAAGCCAGAGCACATCACCGTGTTCCAGTCAATCACACCAGATGGTGATGTTGACCATGTACTTCACATCCCGGTCAAGATGGTGGTGGATTTCAAGTGCATCCAAGTTGACTTTGACGCCGGGGTTGTCATAACTAGGAACAGCTAGTAGCGTGATCCCACCCACAAGGAGGGAACATGGAAGAGAACAGATATCAAATTACAAAGCCGACGCACGGTAGCCAAGAGTGGTTGCTTGCTCGCTGGCAAGATGACAAGGGTCGCAAGCGCATCGCCGCTTCTACCGCAGCAGCAGTACATGGTGAGCATAAGTACATGACACCCGGCGATCTTGCTACCGAACTGTTGGCAAGTGAACCACCAATGCCAAAGCCACCGACCCAAGCAATGGAGCGTGGCAACCGCATGGAACCAATGATCATTGAATGGGTTGCAGACGAAGAACGTATTGAGTTGTTCACACCCAATGAGCTGTATTGCTACGACGATGGTCGTGCCCGCATGGTCGCTACCCTCGATGCACAAGACGGAACAGGAACCCCATTTGAAATCAAGACGATCAACAAGAAGTGGGACGGCAAACTCCCGCCACATTGGTACTGGCAAGGAGTGCAACAGTCCATCTGTTCAGGCATGCGCGACATTGAGTGGCGCATCTTTGACAGCGACATGGTTATCCACCGCCATAAGCAAACCGTTTCGTCTGACGAGCGCCAAGTACATATCGAGGCAGTTGCAAAGTTTCTTGAAGCGATTGACCTAGGTGATGTTCCTGATACGGCAATCATGTCGTACGAAAACATGAGTGAGTTGTACTCCAAGTCGCTACCCTTGCAGGTAGAACTTCCGGGTGAGGCATCGCTAATGATCGCTGACTTGGAAAAGGTAAAGCAAGGTATCAAGGCGCTGGAAGAAAGAGAAAGTATTCTCAAGGCGGAACTTGGGAAGCTACTGCAAGAAGCAGAAGAAGGTGTGATCGACGGGGAGGTCGTGATCACCTGGAAAGAACAGAAGCGTACATCGTTTGACACGGCGCGACTTGACAGAGAGCGTCCGGAGTTGGCAAAGTTGTACAAGAAGGACACGAAGTTTCGTGTAATGAAAACCAAAGGAAGGAAATAACAATGGCATCATTCAACCTAGATAACTACGAGACCGTAGAAGATCGACTCGTTAAGTTTTGGAACGAACATCAGGATGGAAGAATCCTTACGTCTGTCCACTACTACGACGACAACCGCATTCTTGTACGTGCAGAGATCTACTTCAACCGTGAAGACGATCGTCCTGTAGCCACCGGATACGCAGAAGAACTTCGTGGTGCATCTCCGGTCAACCGGACAAGCCATGCCGAGAACGCAGAGACGAGCGCAATTGGACGCGGACTGGCCAACTCTGGCTACGCAGCCAAGGGTTCACGCCCTAGTCGTGAGGAGATGGAGAAGGTACAGCGCATGGGTTCTGCACCTGCACCATCAAGGCCAGTTGACAATCGTTCAACAGATGAGATCATCAACGGGCTAATGGATACCTTTGGTGCAGAGAAGGTTGACAAGCCAGCACCAGTTATCAAGAACCCAAGTGATGCTGCATCAGAGAAGCAGGTCAACATGATCCGTGCAATCCTGTCAGGTCAGGGCATCAAGGGTCAGGAAGTGTTGGATCTGTGTGGTGCAACCATCGGTCGTGAGTTGGATAGCTTTGACACCTTGACCAAGGGCGAAGCATCAATACTTATCACTAAGTTCAAATGACATTCGACGAATGGATGAGGGTCGGCCTGGACAATGGCTGGGCTGGCCCTCCCGTTTGTTACACGCATGACGGACTACCTTGCTCACTTGAAGAGGAAGAACTAGACGATCATTGCATGCATGTCATCCGGTTATACGAAAGCAACGAACACAAGCTGAAGGTTGAGGACAACCACAGTCCTTCGGTATGGAGGAACAGCTATGACAGATGAAAGGAAAGGATATTGTGAAGGCAATAAAGAAAAGTGCAACGCTGTGGGATGCCCCTTATTCGGGGCTCTTGGACGACCGGGTCGTGACGGTGCGCGTAGGATTAGAAACTGTGGTGACCCTGCAGCTAGGGGTAAAAGGAACCGGACTAAAGGTGATTCGAAGGCGCGTAGAGCGCGTAAGAAACTTGGGTTGGGCGGTCACCTTACCCGTCACGAGGAAAACTGGGGTGGTGCTTTTCGTTGCGAGATCAAGGCAGGCGCTCAGGTTGGTCCGATTTGGACGAGGTTCAGGGATGCTAAAGCCCAAAGTGACACGGCTAAATCGCTGGGCGATAATCGTCCGTTTGTAATGGTGGCTATGCCTGACGGTACGACCGAGGGTGTGGTGCTCATGACACTAACAGAATTCACAGAAGTTGTAAGCCTTATTCCATAAGGGTTAGAGAAGGAAACTATAATGGGAGGGAACGATGAAGAGAATTACTCGGTGCTGCATTGCACCACTCTTATTACTCGGAGCTATGACAGCGGAAGCGAAAGCAGCTGGAGCACCGGAGTACCTGAACTCACCTGCA